GATAAAGGATTTTCGCTTTTGACACATCAAAAAATTGTAAGAGACTATATGAATATGTTTACACCTTATCGTGGGTTGTTATTATACCATGGGTTAGGTGCGGGTAAGACGGCAAGTAGTATTGCAATAGCAGAGGGTATGAAGGATACAAAAAAAGTGATAATTATGTTACCGGCCTCTCTAAGAACCAATTATATGGAGGAGTTAAAGAATAAAGGAGACTCTTTATATAAGAAGAATCAATATTGGGAATTTATTTCTATAAAAACCAACCCTGAGGCAATGACAACTTTATCCGCAATTTTGAATTTATCACAAGAATACATAAAAAAACAACAAGGGGCGTGGTTTGTTAATATAAAAAAACCTTCTAATTATGAGGATTTATCTTCTATAGAGAAAAAATCGTTGGATGATCAATTGAATGAAATGATTCGCAATAAATATACATTTATAAACTATAATGGGTTACGTTTAAAAAGATTAGATGAACTTACATCAGGTTTTACAAAGAATCTTTTTGACAATTCAGTCATAATTATTGATGAAGCTCATAATTTAATTAGTAGGATTGTTAATAAAATCAAAAAAGAAAAGGCTATCCCTGAAAATGAAAGAGGCGAAAAAGAGTATTCGCCAAAATTTCTTTCGGTCAAATTATATGAATATCTAATGAGTGCAAAAAATGCACGTATTGTTTTATTAACTGGTACACCTATTATCAATTTTCCAAATGAATTTGGAATACTTTTCAATATTTTAAGAGGCTATATCAAAACATGGAATTTTCCATTAAATGTAAAAACTACAAAAAAAATAGATCGTAATTCTCTTCAAGAAATGTTACTTGGAGAGAAATCTCTTGATTATTTAGATTATTCACCATCTAGTAAAGTTCTTACTATTACTCGCAATCCTTATGGATTCAAAAATAAAATTAAAGAGTCTAGTGGATACAAAGGTGTTTCTAATATTAAAAAAGATGATTCCGGAAATAACATTTTTGATAGTGATTTTATAAGTGACGATGAATTTGAAAGAAAAATCATAAGTATTTTAAAAAGAAATGATATTGACGTTATATCTGATGGTATAAAGATAAGAAATCAAAAAGCACTTCCAGATGATTTTGATTTATTTGAAAACCAATATATTGATAGTGTAACAAAAAAATTAAAAAATGTAGATGGTTTGAAGCGTCGTATTATTGGGCTTTCTTCTTATTTTAAAAGTGCACAGGAAAGTTTACTACCAACATTTAATAAAACTTTAGGGGTTGATTATCATATTGTTAAAATACCAATGAGTGATTTTCAATTTAGAATTTATGAAGCTGCACGAAGAGAAGAGCGAAAATTAGAAAAATCATCAAAAAAACCACAAAAACTAGATGAATTGTATAAAGAAGCCACGTCAACCTATAGAATATTTTCTAGATTGTATTGTAATTTTGTTATGAATGATAGGCCTCTTCCCATGAGTAAAAAGAAGAAAGCAGAAGAAGTGAAAGAAATTGATGAGGTTGGTGAAAAAGAAATAGAAAATGATATTACAAAATTATTAAAAGATGCGCGCAAAGAAGAAGTAAATGTTGATGTTAATGATGCAAATGAAGGTGAAGAAGAAGGTGACCAAATATTGGATAAATTAGGTGGTATTAGTTATAAAGAAAGGATTGAAGCTACTATTAAACATATAAAGGACAATTCTAATGATTATTTAACACCAGAAGCACTAGCACGTTTTAGTCCTAAATATTTACATATTCTTGATAATATTAAAGATCCTGAATATATAGGATTACATTTAGTTTATAGTCAGTTTAGAACCTTAGAAGGAATAGGATTGTTTAGTCTGGTTTTAGAAAAAAATGGTTTTGCAAGATTCAAAATTAAAAAAAATTCTTCTGATATTTGGGAAATAGATATTCTTGAAGCCGACAAAGGAAAACCTACTTACGCTTTATACACAGGTACAGAAACAGTTGAAGAAAAAGAAATTATAAGACGCATTTATAATGGTGAATGGGATTATATTCCAACAAATTTAGCTTCTGATTTGAAGAAAATAGCACATAACAATAACATGGGTGAAATTATCAAAGTTCTTATGATTACATCATCTGGTTCAGAAGGTATCAATCTTAGAAATACACGATATGTACATATAATGGAACCTTATTGGCACCCTGTTAGAACGGAACAAGTAATTGGACGTGCGCGCCGTATTTGCAGTCACAAAAATTTACCAAGGGCGTTGCAAACAGTTGAAGTATTTGTATACTTAATGATATTATCTGCAGATCAATTAAAATCAGATGATGCTATTGAATTAAAAAGAAAGGATTTATCAAAAAGTGAACCTAAGGTTCCTGTTACTAGTGATCAATTATTATATGAAATATCAGAAATAAAGGCAAATTTAAGTTTACAATTAACTGATGCTATAAAAGAATCTGCATTTGATTGTTATATATATTCAAATGGTAAATGTATGAATTTTGGAGATCCTAATAGCACCAAATTTAGTTATGTACCTGATTATACTAATCAACAAAGTGATGTTACAGTAAGGGCAAATAAAAGACAAATAGAGTGGGAAGGTAAACCTATTACATTAAATGGTGTAGAATACGTATATAGAAGAATTAGTCCAAGACAATTAAACATATATGATAAGAAAAGTTATTTACAAGCATTGGAATACCCAGAACAAATGCCTGTTCAAGTTGGTATATTAGAAATCAATGAAAAAGGAGAACAAGTATTTTCTACGTTTTAATAATAATGTATTAAATTTATTAAATTTATTAAATTTAATACATTAATGATATTATAAATTCTAATAATTCTTTTTCTTCGTCAGTTAAAATAAAATAGGTAATATTAGTATCATGATATTTTGACAATATTTTATTGTATAAAGTATTTAGTTTAGTTTTAGTTTTATATATTATTTTACCTGAATATTCACCGACAATTTTTTTTTTATCACTTGCAATATATACACGTAATAGTGAATTTCTAAATCTCAGACCATATGATTTATCAGCTGAGATTTTTAAAATATATAAAAGTAACAAATAATATAATAAATATAAATATGTACACGTCACCATTATTGTTCTATCGCTTGTTATTTGTTATTTATAATTTAGATAAATAACAAAATCAATTTTTTAATTATTTAATTTTTGTAAAATTAAATCCATTTTTTCATTTAAAGCAAACATCTCTTTTCTTATTTCGTTAATTTGGATTTGTTGATTATCAATATTGATATTTACATTATTATTGACACTCTCATTAATTAGATCGTTATTAGTTAATTTTTTAAATTTATCAAAAATATTTATTTCTTCGTTAATTGCAGACTCTTCTTGAATATCATCTTTCCAACTTATATGTTTATTATTAGTTAATTTTTCATTTTTAATTGAGGTTTCTTTTGGTTTTAACCAATTTTCATCAAAAGAAGCAGTAGTATTTTTATTTGTATTATTGATCATTTCAATGTCATAATTGCGCTGTTCTTTAATTCTCTTTATTTCTATTTCAATTTCACTTATAGGTTGATCTAGGTTATCACTAAAATTTGGCACAGGTGGCACAGGTAAAGTCATAGAATTTGTAAATTCTTCTTGTTTTTTACTTAATTCTTTATCAAAAAACATTTTTCTATCGTTTTGAATTTCTTCAAATGTGATTGATTGTTTAGGTTCTTCGGGATGAATTCTAATTTTTTTATATTGGTTTGTTATATCTGGTTTTTGTAAATTATTTATTTTCATTACAAAATTAATTATTAATAAAACATATTTTTTATTCAATTCAATTAAGTTAATACAATTGTTCTTTTCTCTTACATAAAAATCACTAATATTTGTTTCAAATATGCGTATAAGCTCTTTTAGTTTTAATTCAGAATTACAAATTTCTTTTATTAATGGTTCATCAATTAATACTTCCCACAATAATTGAACATTTTCTTTATCTAAAAAATTATTGACAGAAGTCATGCGTATATTTTATATTTGTAATGATAACTTTAATTAATAATTTATTAAAAATAATTATATAATTATTTTATAATTGTTCATTATAATAAATTTTTCTGAATTTTTCCATATACTTATCTTTTAAAAGATGAGTTTTCAAGTAATGTTCTGTTAATTTATCTTCTAACATGTGAACTATAAAAAATATGCTGTAAATACCACATTCAGTATTACCATATTGATGTTCAACAGGATGATTCTCATCATATTTAAAATTAATTCTAGGTACTAGTTGTTCACCTTGTTTTTTGATTTTTTCTACAAAATTTTTAATTTCGTTAGGAGCTGTTCTACCTACGCTATCAAAGAAAAAAATTTTACCTTTTTTAATATTAATGAACATAGAAATCCAATGTTCACCAGGCAAGTTATGTGGATCAGTATTAAATATTATTCCAATCTTGGTTTTACCTTGTTTTATTTGTTGTTTCAAATTAAAATTACATAATTCTTCCCAAACACATTGACCGTATAATTTTTTTTTGTCAAAATCTATTGGTGATGGTCCAATAAAATCAAAACATTTATAGGCTTTTTCGTATTGTTTCATAACTTTAATGATATCAATACTTGAAAGCCACTCATTTGGATTCTTTTTCCATTCATATGGAGACTCTGGTGCAAATGAATCTTTAAAATTTTCGTCTATTTGTCCAAACTCGTGATTTTGTTTTAACCAACAAGACTCTTTGTTGCATAGATCAGATAAATAATTTGATAATAATTTATGAATTTCTTTCGGATTATTTGTATTTATTTTTTCATATGGATGACGAACGTTCCATTTATCTCTAAGTTTAAATAATGACGAAACTGTGTAACATGTAAAATCCTTAATATCTTTTTTATCTTTGGGACTACAGTTAACTTTATTTAATTCTATTGGTGTTGCTTTTAATTTATGCGTATGTTTGTTTCTATTATTTTTAATTGCTTGATAATTTCGTAATGATTTATTATATTTTTTTTGATATTTTTTCTTTGTTTTGTTATTACTGTATTTTTTATTTGGCATCTTATTTTATATTGATATTTTCTTTTTTTTGAATTCCTTTATTTCTTAAATTTGGTTCTTGTAAATCTATTTCTTTT